AGTAATAAGTTTTCGATTAGATTTCCGCTGCTGCTTCCCCGCCTGCTGCTGCGTCTCCACCTGCTGCTGCGTCTCCGCCTGCTGCTGCGTCTCCACCTGCTGCTGCTGCGTCTCCTCCGGTAGCTCCGGTAGCTCCAGCTTTTCCTTCCTCTTCCGCTTTTTTCACATAGGACTTATTTAACTGTATATCCTCATAAGATAGATCTAGCCATCTTTCTATCATAAAGTCCTGGTCGAAGAACTGAACCTCTTCCTCATTTACTGTTTCTTTGACTTCCCCTAGTGCAGTAATAAAATCAATTCTTTTTATTAACTGCTCTATCTCTCTTGATTCACCAAATAAATTATCGCTTTCAAACTTAACACCTATTTGACTTCTAAATTCAGAATCATTCTTAAGGTCTGGAAAATCTAGACACATTTGAATCCAAAGAGGCTTAACTATTATTTCTTGGAATATTGATCTTAGCCTAGTTATAAACTTAGCAAATCTTACCTCGTCTCTTTCCGCTCCGTCAGCACCTGTTTTAAAAACGTTATTTGATCCAACACCAAATCTAGAAGAAAATCTGTTGTAAGGTATTTTAGAATCTTGTCTTAACTTGTTGTAAAAATAAACAACTGAATCCATAATGTTTAAATTCGGACCTTGTGCGTTAAGTGTTTCGATTTTAACAGATTCACCTCCCTGCTGCGGGAATAAATAATTTTTATAAAATTGTATATCCGGCCTACCATTTATTGATAATTCACCGGAAGTTGTATCTAATTTAATATCTTCTTTATACACAGACATTAATTCCCCTAAGGTTTCTTTAGCTTTTTGTGGTGCTTTGCTACCAATAGGAACAGTCATTTTAATTCTGTATTGTGCATTCATGACATTCCATATTATTCTAGAATGCTCCATAATTTTTAGTAGGTTATAAGATCTTATTAATCTTTCTGTATAAGAAACCCTAGATACGGTGTTTGCTTTAGCATATGATATGTAGATAACCTGTGCATCTAAAAGTTTTCTTTGTCTAACAGTTTCTCCGTAATACTGCCACCAAATTGTTTCTCTAGTTCCGCCCGGTTTCTTTTCGACCGCTGGGGTTAAACTCACTGGGTCTAATTCCTTAAATCCTATTATTTCTTTCCCGTCGTTTGAATAGATTATTTCAAAAGCTAAAAATCCCTCTACTACTAATTGTCTAAAGTATTGCCAAGCAGTTAAGCCATTAGCAAAATTGTGTAAAACATATAGCTTTCTGAAATTTTTTCTCATAGCTTTTATGACGTCATCTTTGAGATCCATGCTCATTAGAGCTGGATGACAAAAGAAATTCTTTTCGTCATAAACTATAGCTTCGTCACATATTGTATCTAAAATATATTCGATCTCAGCGTTTAAAGCAAAGGTTCTAAGAAAATCTCTCTTGAATGGGTAATCCTTATCGAAATATGCTATATATTTTCTATTAGATGTATCCTGTGCTGCTATACTGTATATAAAATCCTCGTCCGAATCTGTAAATCCGAACCTTTCTCTCATATTAGCTTCAGATACACCTATTGCCATAGAGTCTTGGATAACCATATCCTTATACTCCATACCAAAAGATCCAAGACCACTAATAGTTTTTAATATCCTTGAGATATTGGGATTTATTTTTCCTAAGTTGTCTAAAAATCCAGCCATTTTATTTTATAGTGTAAATTCGTCTCCTCCTGTAGCTCCTTCAGCTCCTGTAGCTCCCTCTGCTCCGGTAGCACCTGCTTCAGCTTCAGCTGCTTTTTTCTTTTCCTCAGCTGCTTTTTCTTTAAATTTCCTGTTAGTTGTTAAATCTTGTCCTTTAACACCTAACCATCTATCTACTAAGAAATCCATACTGAAGTATTTTTTCCCTTGAGAGTTCATTAGAGCAGATATTTTAATTATTTGATCCTTTCTAGCTGTTAGAACCTCCATTTCTTTTGCTTCTCTGAACATGTTCTCTTTAACATAATCCAAACCAAACTCTGACTTTATTAAATAATCTTTTTTAAGATGTGGAAAATCCAAACAGAATTGAACCCATAAAGGCTTCATTAGTATCTCTTGATATATTGATCTTAACCTGTTTATAAATTTACCGAACCTAACCTCCTCTTGATCTAATCCCTCTGCGGTAAAAGTAATTGTTCCTTCGGATCCTGACTCCTCTCTACCGAATCTAGTAGCAGGTATTTTTGAATCCATTCTAAGTTTATTTGCAAAGTACTTAAGAACTGTTGTATCAGAGAATGCTGTAGCATCTCCTCCACCTGGTAAAGGTTGTATATCTGGGGTTCCGTTAGGAGAGGAAGGCATTAAATAGTTCTTAAAAAATTGAATCTTTGGTCTTCCGTCTACACTTAATTCCCCACTATCTGTATTAAGTCTTATATCCTCTTTATATATGGACATTAGTTCTCCTAATGTCTGTTTAGCTTTTTGTGGGGATCTCGTACCAATAGGAACCGTCATTGCCATCCTGTATGATGAGTTCATTACGTTCCATATAATTCTGGTGTGCTCCATTATTCTAAGTAGATTAAATGATCTAATCATTCTTTCACAATAACTAACTCTGGATGATGTTCCTCCACCTTTAGCATAACTTATATAAATTATCTGCGAATCATATAATTTTCTAGTTAATGATGGATTATCCGGATATTGTATCCATATATCGGTAAAACTCCCGTCAGGTTGTGATTCTACTGTTGGTATTAGTGACCAGGGATCTAATTCTTTAAACCCTACAATATTTTTACCTTTCTTGTCAAATACTATCTCAAAAGCTATATTTCCGTCTACTAGAAATTTTCTGAATAAATGCCAAGCTGATATATCTTGATTAAATCCGAAAAGATTGTAGATCTCCTTATATCTTTTTTGGACTTTCTCATATGTTTCATCGTCGACATCGTCATGCTGCATAAAAGAAAAATAAGCCCAGAAATTCTTTTCGTCATAAACTATTGACTCGTCGCATATAGTATCTAAAATAAATTCTATTTCTGGGTTTTGTGAAAATCCTTGGAGATAATGTCTTTTATTTTTATAATCCTTATCGAAATAAGCTATATACTGTTTAGTGGTTGTATCTGCTCTTCTTAAACCAAATAAGAAAGATTCGTCTTTTATACCACCTTTTTGTAGGAACTGAGCTTCTGTTATACCTACCGCTTGTGAGTTTTTTATGACAAGATCCTCGTAGGCCATACCAAAACTGCCCACTTTCTTTATATTATCTATAATAGAACTAAAGAATGATTTTTTTTCGTCAGTAAATCCAGCCATTAGACTTTTGAATTTTTATTATATATCTCATTTAACTGGGTCCCTTCAATTGACCTAGTATCCAGATATATTATTCTAGTCCAATCTTCGAAAGGAATTTCCACAACATCACGAACTTTTTTTAAATCCCATGATCTATATGCGTGTTTATATGGTATTCCCTTCAGTATGATATCCATTGTTTGATAATCTGTTTTAAAAGGAATCTGATCCCTGCCCTCACCTCTTTCTTGCCTTTGTATATTTTTTTCTAACTGATCCTGAAATACACTTTGTACCCTCTCAAAAAATGATAATCTAAATACTGGGGGAATAAGTATTAAATCTAATCCGTTAAAAAGATTTTTCTTTTCGTAATTATCATATCCAGTGAAAAAAATTACGGGTCTTTTGTTTATGAATTTCTTACCATCTTCTAATTTGTCGTTGTACGCAAAAGAATAAACCTTTCCTTGTAAAAAGTTTAATGGGTTAAATTGTGAGTTTTTATTTACATAATTTTTTACCCAGTGCATAAATGCCTCTTCTGGTAAAGAAGTTAGCCCAGAAACAGAAAATTTATATTCCTCGAATTTTTTTCTAAATGGCTGTATCATCTCATTATAAAGCTTTCGTTGATAGCACCGAATTTATATCCTCTAGATTCAGCAAATCTAGTTGCTGCTTCAAACTTAGCTCTATTTGTTATCCACGTCTTAAGTTTTTCGTTATAAGATCTTATCTTTTTTTCTGTTAGATTTCCGACGGGCTCTTTGGGTCTTTTATGAAGTGCATACTGATCTTCTGGTTTTATTTCTATTAACCAGTTTTCTAAAATTTCGCCCTTCTGTACTTGTATGTAGTAATCTACAAAATATTTGTGCTCTTTTTTGTCTATAGGACTCCAATAGGGAATTCCTGTTGGTTCTGAACTCCATTTTGTTATGTTGGGATTAATATCACAATATTGACAAAATTTCCTTTCCCAGGAGCTTCTATATATTATATTATATATGTCCCCAATATACTTTTCCGGATTAACTGGGGAATACTTACCAGATTTCCAGTTCCCATTGGGCTTTAGTTTTTTTATGTCCACAATTATACATTATAATTGGAATTCTCCTCTCTTACTATTCTAGAAAAAGGAATAGTCTTAGGGGATTTTGGTGGATGTATTTTTTTCCATCCTTTTTTCATTCCATTGTGTGCTATCTGGGATATAAAAGCAAAAGGATTATCAGACTTAGCTGGATCATATCGATTCCAATATTTAACTAAGTCTTCCAGTCCTGAAGATATGCAATCTTCTCTGTCTTCATTATCTCGGTAGGAATGTGTCTTGGACATACCGTTTACTATGAGAGTAAACATCTTAACGGTCTCATCTGTTAATTGACCTTTTTCTTTGCTTTCTAGAAGAGCTCTTTTTAGCTCTTTGTTTTTTACGTATATCATTCTTGTTCGGGAATATTATTTTGGAGCTTTTCTATCTGTTGTTCTAAATTAACCCTTAATTCTTCCAAATTTTTCCTCGAATTTCTAATTGTGTCTATACCTATCTTACCGTTTTCTTCACTAGAAGTTTCTAATTCTTTAATCTTTTCTAGACAATTTTTCAAATCATCTAAAACAAAATTGAGTCTATTGCCAACCCCCTCGTCTGGGTCTTTGGCAACAGACTCATTTATTGATTCCTTAATTACTACTTTTTTTTTGTTTTAGGAGCGGAAGCAAATCCTGCTACAGAATCTTTCTCTGCAAATCTTTTCCCGTTCTTTTTGCTGTTTCCGTGTGCGTCTGCGAAGTTAAAGTCGTCTTCATCCTCCATAAACTTTTTAGATTTTTCAGCTTTACCCTTAGGAGCTTTTTCTATGTGAGAATTTTTTTGGCTTTCCTTAAGAGTAGCTAAATTCATATTTTTAAGATCCTGGATAAATTTAGCTGATCCTTTTAATGATGCACTTGGTGCTTTAGCTAAATCAAGATTTTCTAAATCGTCTATGAATTTTTTTCCACTTCCACCTTTTCCTTTGCTAGGAAGATCTGCCATATTAGCAGTTTTTGATTTAACCCCCCTTCCTGTTAAAGGAGCCGATTTACCGCTCTTAGGTAAACCTGCCATAGTTCCTTTATCGTTGTTTATAAACTTAGGAGAGGATCCAGTTTTTTTGTCTGGAGCTTGGGCCATATGTTTTTTAGAGAGACTCTCAATTCTAGAATCTTTGTGAGATCCCCCTCTATTTCCTGGAGCGTTTGCAAAGTTCTGGTTAGACTCGTTTGTGTATTCTAAATCCAAGTCTGGGGCTTTAATATCGTAACGATCAATCTCATCCTCTAAATCTTCAACATCTGAGAAGAAGTATTCCCCGGTTTTACCTTCTTTGAAAAGGATAGTATATGTTTTAGAGCTTCCGTCTACTCCAATAACTCTACCTTTGTTACCGTTTCTTTTAATTCTAACCTCTGTATCGATAGGATAACCAAGATCTTCATTAACTGAAGGAATTTCTTTTGCTTTATTTTCAAATCTAGATATCTCTAGATTTATTTGATTCCATCTATCTTGAAGAGAAGATATCTCATCATGTATACTTTCTTCTAAAGCTACAAGTTCTTGCGATTTAGTAAGTAAAGGATTTTCCTTCTTAGCTATATCTAATTTTCTAAGTTGGTTTTCTAGAATTTCTACGTTTTTAATGATCTCATTTTTATCATTCTTCATAACGCTTAAGAAAGCTTGTTCTCCTTCTAAGAATTCTGTTAATGATTCAGAAATATCATATTTAATAAAATCTTTAATGATATTAATTGCTTGCGTTGCGTTAGCTTCGTAGATTTTGTTTAATCTCATAGCTGGATTAACTGTTTGTACATAAATTCCAGACTCAGTTTTAAAGATATTAGCTTCTACGTTTTCGTATACCTTAGATCTTATTTTCTTTCCAAAATCTATATCAACAATATTATCAGCATTCTTAGCTACGAAGACAGCTTTATTGATTTTGTGATTAGAGCTTTCTAATAGGTTATTAGTACTAACACTAACAGCAACAGGAAGATCTGATTCATTTATTCTTTTTCCGTCAAAATAAACCTCCTTAGATTCATTAGTAAATACAATCTCTACCTTATTATTTCCTATGTTTAATGAAATCTTATTGTTATCTATTTTAACGTCTCTATCGCTAATTATTTGAGCTTGATCTGCAAGTTCGTCTGGTACTTCGTCCATGTTACATTCTTGTAGAACACCAGACTCGTGATCAATCTTCAAGAATTTGCCAGAAGAATAAAATAATGTTTCACTT